ACCGCAGATCAAGCAGGAAAGCCCGGTAGCCGTAGCTACGGCGGTTGAGCCCGGCCCAGCGCCGGAAGGCCCTGACGCACGGGCCGCATCGCGGGCCGCAGCGCGCCGCCGTGACAGCGAGCAACAGCGGGCGTCGTTGCTGGCCGGTTCGGAAGGGGTCGAAGACCCGAAGGCCAAGCGGGCCAAGGGTTCGGCTGCGCTAATCGGATAGGGAATAATATTCTAGCGTGTCTCGAAAATTACGGGGCTGACACTTGGCGTGTTGGCTCCGTTTTAGTATCCGCGTTCTAAAATCACATGCAGGAGTCCACGAAATGGGAAAATCTTCATCGCCAGCACCTGTTCAGGAGAAGCAGCCGGTGTTCGTTGAGACCCCGCAGGTCCAGCGTGACAGCGGATCACCAGCCGCTAGGTCCGCTGAAGCCAAGGACCGCGTCAACAATCGCAAGTCTGCTGATCTGATGGCTGGTGCAACATCTGAAGCCGAGCCGAAACGCCGCGCTGGATTGATGGGCTGATATGCTAGATCCCCACTACGCTGCTGTTCTCCAAGCCGCCGTCAAGGCGCGGTTTGGCCGCACCAACTGGATGGAGATGTGGCAGGAGCTGGCGGAACTGTTCCTGCCGCAGCGCGGGGATTTCACAACCAAGCTGATGGACGGCGACCGGCGCGACGATGGGCTGTTTTCATCGGAGCCGCAGTTGGCCGCGCGTGGCTTGGCGTCGGCGGTGTCTGCCATGCTGCGTCCGCCCGGCAAGCGCTGGTTCAAGGCCACATTGAAGAATCCGCAGTTGATGGCGCTGGAATCGGCGCAACAGTGGCTCTACCTCGTGACCGATCTGACGTATCAGCATCTCTATGATCCGCGGGTGAACACAGAGAAGGCGCTGTCCGAGGTCGATATTGACCTGGTTGTGTTTGGGACTGGCGTGGCGTCGGTGGATTGGAACGTCGCCGACAAGCACCTAGTCATCAAATCGAGGTCGTTGGCCAATACGGCGCTGGTTGCGGGGCGGGACGGAAAGATTGTCGGTGGCTACATCTTCACCCAACCGACCCTGAGACAGATCATCGACGAGTTCGGCGAAGACAAGCTGACCGAGAAGATGAGGGAGGCTAAGCGCGGATCGAACAGCCCGGACTTGGAGCGCACGTTCGAGATTGTGCAGTGTATTTTGCCCAACGAAGACTGGAATACGTTCCAGGCCGGCAAGGCTGGCCGGTTCCCCTACAAGTCGGCGTGGATCAGCGTTGTCTGCAAGGAGCTTATCGACGAGCGCGGGTTCAATGAGTTTAACCTTGTCTGCCCGCGCTGGGACACGCTGACGGGTGAGGTTTATGCTCGATCGCCTGCCATGGTCGCGCTACCTGATGCGCGCGTGGTCATGGCCATGAGCAAGACGTTGATGGAGGCGGGTGAATACGCGCTGAGGCCGCCAACGTACAGCTTCGCCGACATGATCCAAGGCGACATCGAGCTATGGCCCGGTGGTCATACCATCGTGGACATGTCGAATTTCCAGGGCACGGGCGAACCGATTAAATCCCTGCAGGCTGGCGCAATCCCCGAAGGGATTTACAAGTTTTACCAGGACAAGGTGCAGTCAATGGCGGCTGCTTTCTTCAGGGATATTCTGGAGTTACCTGCGGCACGCGATGCCGACATGACGGCGACCGAAATCAACGCACGCTATGACCAGTATTTGCGGCAGGCCGCGCCGATTTTTAATCGGCTGCTCGATGCCTACAACGCCGCGCTGATGAACAGGGCGTTCTCTATCCTGCAACGCGAGAAGGTGTTCCCTCCGCCACCACCTGAGCTGAAGGGCCAGGAAGTCGAGTTCGAATATGAAAGCCCGATCAAGACGGCCCGTGAAAAAGCCGAAGCCATGAAGGTCATCGAAGGCCTGCAGATGATCCTGCCGCTGGCTGAAGCCTATCCCGACATCCTGGACAATTACGATCCTGATGCAATTGCCCGGTTTACCGGCGTCAAGGCCGATCTGCCGCCCGCGATCTTCCGTCCGATCGAGCAGATGATGCAGATGCGTGAGGCCCGCGAACAGGAAATGCAGGCCATGAAGGCCGCGGAACTGGCCAAGACGGCGGCGCCTGCCATGGCGGCGTCCGGTGGCATGCTGAAAGCGGTTGGCGATGCCAAGACCGCAGGGCTGTTGGAGTCCGATCAGGCTCTATCGCCTGAACTTGGCGGGGCTGACCCGCTGGGCGCGCTCGAAGGCATATATGAGGAGGTCGCCTGATGGATGATCCACGCACACAGATTAGGAAGGACTATTGCAGGGTGTTTGCAACGCCTGATGGCCGGAAGGTCTTGCGGCACATCCTGACACAGATTTGCGGCCTGAACGCCGTTGTCCAGTACGAGAGCGAATTGCAGGCCGTGCGCGCCCTGGAGCGCAAGAACGTCGGTGAGGTGATCCGCAATATGGCGGAAGGGCCGACATTTGATCCACCACACAACGTAAAGGTGAATACGTGAGCGAAGCGGCAGTATCAGATCAAGCAACGTCAGAGCAGCCATCATCTTCGCCGTCCCCTGGGGCGGCGTTGTTGCATCGGCAGGACGCCACGCCGGCACCATCGGGCGAGACCAACGGTGCAGGTGATGCGGCCAAGACCGTTGACATGGAACAGGATGCCAATGGCGATTGGCGTATCGCGGCACGTCAGGGTCTTGACGAGGATACGGCAGGCGCGTGGGATAACGTCGCGAAGCGCTACAACACGCCGGCTGATCTGGCCAAAGCGCATGTGTCTCTCGTCAAGACGATGGACAAGCGGATTCCGATTCCCGAAAACGACAACGAAGACGCCTGGAACGAAGTCTATAGCAAGCTTGGACGACCGGAGTCGCCGGACAAGTACGAGCTGACCGTTCCGAAGTCGGCGCCGTGGGATGAAACCGAAGTCCAGCGTATCAAGGAAACCGAACTGCCGTTGCTGCACAAGTACGGAGCCACGCAGCGCCAGGTGAACGGCTATCTGGAGCAGAAGGCAGAGCTTGACCGGCTGGCGGTCGATGCGTGGGAAGCTCGATCCAACGATCTATCTGAAGCGGACGACCGCGCGTTGCGTCAGCAATGGATAGGCAAGGCCTGGGACGAGAACCACAACCTGGCCAAAGCCAACGCCGAACGCATGTGGAATGATCAAGAGCTTGAGCAGGTGTCACAGCTTCGCACGGTCGATGGCCGCTACGTGCTCGACCTGCCGATCATCAAGGCGGCTTTGGCCAAGAACGAGCGCAATTTCCTTGAGGATGATCGCGATCCGACCGGCTTCAATTCCAGCCGAATTGCAGACATCGATAGTCAGATCCAAAAGGTTCGCGATGAAGCGGCTGAAAAGGGCCTGACACCATCTTCGCCCGGCTATCCCCATGAGGCCATCGAGGCTTTGATGGCCAAGAAGCCCGGATCGAAGAAAAACCTATTCACGTCAGTTGGCTAACGCCAACGGCTGAAGCGTAACGAGTACCTGCCAGACAAGCCCGGTTCGCAGCCCGTGAGGCCCGCCATGCGCGGCACCCCTTGCGGGCTTGCTTATGCCGGCACCCTTGAACGGCGCCAACCACACGACCTTTCTCAACCATAGGAGGCTCGAATGGCTGCGCCATACATCGACGCATCATTCAAAGAAAAGTTTAACCAAGATCTGCATCTTGAGTTCACACAGCGCCAAAGCCTGTTCCGCGGCACTGTACGAACTGATGGCCAGGTCGATGGTAGCCAGGTCCACTTTGAAAAGCTTGGCACATTGATCATGCAGGACAAGGCCCGCGGCGGCGACGTTCCTGTGACCAACCCGGCGCACAACCGTGTGACGGCAACCATGGTTAACAAGTACCTGCGCAATCAGCTCGACGTGCTCGATCTTTCCAAGGTTAGCACGAACATCAAGGCCGGCAAAGTCCAGCAGATGACGTTTGCCGCCAACAAGTACATCGATGAACTGCTGATCTCAAAGATGGATGCCGGCGCAACCGGTTCGATCGGTGACTACGGTTCATCCGATACCAAATACATCGACGAGAACATGGCATTGGAGATCGGCGAATACTTCGACCGGCGCGATGTCCCTCGTGATGGCAATCTGTTCTGCGCGGTCACGCCGCGCCAGTGGGCGGCGCTGATGAAAATCACGTCGTTTTCGTCATCTGATTATGTGGGTGCTGATCTTCCGTTCAAGAAGATGGGCAACAACATGCGGACCTGGAACGATATTCATTGGTTCCGCTCCAACTACCTGACCGGCGTCGGGACGGCAACGGCCAAGTGCTTTGCGTATCATTCGTCAGCCGTCGGATTCGGCATCAACAAGGATTATGAATCGATCTGGAGCTACAACGGCGGTGCCGTTGCCTGGGACTGCGTTGGCTATCTGTCCTGCGGTGCTGTCGTGATCGATACCGATGGTATCGTTGAGGTTCGCGTTGACGACACGGGCGCCCTTCCCACCTAATAGGAGGCCATAATGGCTGTTACGAATCAGAACTCTACGCAGTGGGATGCGCTACACGGATCATCCCCTTCAACGGTCCTTGGACCGGACTACAACGGCGTATTGCGCGTTGCGTATTTCGAGCACGATCAGGATGGCGCTGGCGATGCTACGTCGGATGTCAAAACGGTCAAGCTGCCGCCTGGCCGCGTACGGCTGTTTCTTCCGTCGTCGTATGCCTACGTCAATTGGACGACGAGTTCAGCCACGCTCGATCTGGGCTGGGATGCGTATGTCAGCCTGCTCGATGGATCAGAAGTTGCCGCTGATCCCAACGGCCTGGTTGACGGCCTGGATGTGGACGCGGCGGGCATCTTCAATTTCACGGCGCCGGTTGCTGCAATTCTGGCAACAGGCGGCACGAAGTTGTTCGAGTCCCGTCAAGGCGTGACGATCCTGGCGACAACGCAGGACGTGGCGATTGTCTCTGGCAACGATCTCGCGGGCTATCTCGTCTATTCGTATCTCGGAAGCTAGCGACGAGGGGGGGGGATAATTCCCCCCCCCTTTTAATCTCCCAACACAATCAAAGGCGTAGCGACATGATGAAGAAAACCATGGCGGGCAAGAAGGAATCGGCTGGCTCCAAAGGTGCAAAAAAGGGCACGGCCAAGGGTGTGAAAAAAGGCATGAAGAAAGGGTACTGAACATGGCAGTCAGCGAACTGGTCGCCGATCCGCGCGGCCTTTCCACATGGGCGCACGGAGCCAACCGTAATGGGGTGGCCAGATCGCGCCATGACTACGACAGCAAGGATCACATCATCGATGACATGATGCACGAGGGCTACTGGCGCTCCGTGCAAGACGACATCGAACAGGGCGATCTGATCTGGATTATCGATGCCAAGCAGGAGCAGTGCTTGATCAGGATCGATTGGATTGACAAGGGGCTGCGCAAGTCCGGGTTCTCTTTGGTCGAGCGTATTTCGGAGCACGCGGTTGCGGTCTCTGCCGGCTACGCCATCAAGTGGCGCGGTCCGAAAGGCGGGTTCTGGTGTGTGATCGATGGCGAAGGTGTCGTAGTTCGCGATGGCCACCGGACGCGCCAAGATGCTGAGCGTGCGCGTGACATTCTCAACTCGACTTCGGAGGCCGCATAATGGCGGACAATGTTTCGATCACGGCTGGCAGTGGCACCACGATTGCAGCCGATGACATCTCAGGCGTGCAGCATCAGCGCGTCAAGATCAGTGTCGGGGCTGACGGTTCGGCTACGGACATGGTTGGCGGTGCGGGTGCGGTGTCGTCGGCTGTCCCGCGTGTCACGCTGGCGTCGGACGATCCGGCTGTTGCCGAGCTGGAGGCAATTGCCGATCAGTCGGCATTCACGATTGCGGTTGCGCCGACGGTGACGGCTGGTGCGTATTCGGCCAACGATTGTCTAGGCGGCAAGCAAACGCTGACCAATGCGGCCAAGGCGTCGGGGGGCGGTGGCAGGCTTAAATCGATCTCAATGTTCGATGAGGGCGCTAACGGTCTGGTCGATACCATAGATGTCTTTATCTTCAACGCTGATCCGTCCGGTTCGACGTTCACGGATAACGGAGCGTTGGCGATTGTCGATGCCGATGGGCCGAAGATCATCGCTTGCGTGCAGTTGGATGCAATCTTCGATACCGGCGACGGCAAGTTCCTGACCAAGACCGGGCTTGATATTCCCTACGTCTGTTCGGGTTCGGCGAACCTGTATGCGGTGGCGGTGCATCGCGGCACATGGGCGCCGGATGCGACGGACGGGATCTCCTTTACCTATCATGTGGTGCGCGACTGATGTCCAGCCTGACCCGGACGGATGTCGTCAATCTTGCGTTGCGAGAGATGGGTGTGGATCGCATTGACGACTGGACCGAACGTTCAACCGAAGCTGACGTGATGCGGGATGTCTGGGATCATGCTGTCCGCATGTTTCTGGCCCGCCACGAATGGCAGTTCGCCATGAAATCCACGTCCCTGCCACGCCAGAACGCAACACCAAGAACGCGGTTTACCTACGTCTACACGATGCCGGGCGATTACATCCGGCTTGGATCGGTGTCGGCTAATTCAACGATGCGTCCGGTGATGCATGACTATCAAGTCACGGTTGAGGGGTTCGAGACGGATGCGGCCAGCGTGTTCATGGAATACGTATCCGATGCGTCTGATAGCCCGATTGGTTCATGGCCGCCGTGGGCTATTGATGTGCTTGTGGTCGATCTGGCCAGTCTGGCCGCTTCGCCAATGAAATCCGAAACCTCCCGCGAACGATTGGAACAACTGCGCCGGGACCGCATGGCGGTGGCCAAGACGCTATCCAGCCAGCACCAGCCCAAGCGGTATTATCGCGATGGAACGTGGGTTAGCGCGTCGCGCGGACGGCGGTTCTACTGATGGCCGCAGTCAACGCACCGATCCTTACGTTCCAGGGCGGGATCATCGGCGAGGAGCTGCACAACCGCGTCGATATAGAGACATATCCGGCAGGCGCCGCGCAAATGCGCAACTGGCGACCGACGCTGCAAGGCCCCATGGAACGCCGGCCACCGCTGATCCACGTCGATACCGTCGAGACGA